CGTTGTATATGCCTCCACCGTCTTCATCAACGTCAGAGTTCAGGAAGTCGATCATGACAGTATCTCCCACGGAGACTCCAGAGTTACCATCTGCCAATGCGCCAAAGAATGTGACTCCAGGAATTATCACTTCAATCATATTCTTGTTGAACATACTTTTGACAGCGGGTGCGCGGAGTTTGTTGACGGCATCCGATATATCGCTCAGGTCGTGATAACTGTTCACGGATCCATATGTGCCATAGGAAGTGATGCTGCTATATTGTCGGGCGTTCCATTCATGAGGAGACTTGGTCTGACTCCCGAAGGTTATTTTCTGATCAGGGTCATACACGTTTTGATCTGCACCATATGGAATAACATTCAACTTCTCCAGACGCTCGAGGTGGTCTTTGATCGAATACCTTCGCGTCATCTCATCACTCGTGTATGTATCGACAGAAGTTATAACAGAACCAATGGCACCTTCGTGCATCATCTTCAAGGTGTCCTGTATGTTCTCGGAAAGCATAGTCTTCACCGCAACACCCTGTTGTGTTATCGCTTGATCAGCAACGCTTTGTGCAGTCGCGGTGGAGTATGTCAGAGGTTGCTCTTCATTGAATGTGGGAGCATTCATCATCTGTTCCAGGTTGCCGAACCGAACAGTGTCTCTACCTTCTACTTGGTCATAGATGGTCTGCCATGCAAAGAACGGTGAACCAATCAGGGTTGTGGCACGATCCAATAACCACTCTACTGATTCAAGAGGACTAATGTATGGGATAATAACCTTGACAGGTGCCTGTAATGATGTCCACCCACCCATGTATGAGATGTCAACGTCGACATCAAGGTGGTTCTTGAGGACTGCTTCTGCTATCAACTCAAGTTTTCCTGTGTACGATCTGGATATCTTTGTGTTCGCATCACGATATGCATGCGGGGAAATGAAGTTGAGGTGATAGATCTCAGAACGGTCACCAACCTTGTCGGTCATAAGTATAGAAACGAGGTTGAGTATAATCGTGAACCCTATGTCACCCAAAGATTCTTCTGCGCTTTTGATGGTCAATCGTATTTGCTCAGTACCACGAACCTTTATCTCATCAAAGACTCCAGCATCGTCCATACAAACCATTTGTGCGGTCACATAAGGTCGCTCGATGTCTTCAAAGAAGGACAACTCACCGATGTAGTTGGTGATGTTATATTCTTCTTCGAACCTGTCAGCGAATATTATTGCTTCAGTTATCTTAAATTCTTGTGAATGTTGGGGCATTATATTCTCTGTTTCAGGAGCGCATTAAACTCAGACACAACGGCAATGACGGTATCTGGGCGAATAATGGATATGGATCGCATGTCATCATTAAGTTCAGTCAATCGCTGGAAGTATGAAACAGACGTTAAGGGAGAAACGCTTGTCCAATCAAACTGGTATGGGTATATTGGAGAGTAAGAGGGAAATACCCAATCTCCAGCAGAGGTTTCATAATGGTGGATTGCATCCCACCCAGCGTAACATTTCTCTACAGTTGTCCTTGCAAGAATGACTGCCTCAGGGTCTGCAGGGTCTGCTGCCAATAGGGCAGCATCAGACTCAGAAACAACATGGATCTCATCACCACTAACCAGTGATCCGCATGCTGCGATGTCAAAGTGTATAGTCGCGAGGTTGTCTACAATCTTTGTTATCTTTGCAGACATTGCCGATGTGGGTATCCATACAGTCGCGCCCACTATAAACTCGGTGCTTGCAGACAATGGGCGGGACTCCCTGTTGAAGTCTATGACTACGCCATTTGTAGCGACCGCAATGTTCGGATAATACTTTTGCGCTTGACTATACATTTTCGCATTCGGGAGTGGCCAACCGTTGACCCTCAAGTGCTCGTTGTTGAGGTACAGGGTCCAGTAGTAGTCTGTGGTGCCATACATTTCATACGACAGTTGGTCTGGACGCTGGTTGTTCTTGATGTAATATGCTTGATAGAACACGTGTTCTTCGCGCACCTGTTCAAACGCATCAATGTAAACCGAGAGGTTTGGAAACGGTACAGGTGCTTCTGCGTCACCGAATCTATACGGAGTATTTGGGAAATATTGAAAAAACTTTGTGCCTGCCATTTAGAAACCCTTTCCTATGTCTTTTCTACTGAGTGTCTTGGATTCGGTGAACGTCATAGCAATGTCAACTTCAGAGAAGTAGTGTGCGCCCGTCTCGCCACGAAAGAAAGTTTGACTCGCTGTGTTGTAGTTGGTCGTGAATGAATCGAGATATGCTGGCGCGATCTTCTGTGCCCGAGTACTCTCGTCACCGTAGAACTGTTCTATCCTGAACCTGTCTGGAAAGTTGTAACCAAGGGCAGCGTCAATACCTAAACCCTCTGCCATGATCATTGATGGATATAATTCAGTCCTGAATACTTTGATAATGTTCTCGATGGTTTTCGCTTCATGTTCGTTAACAGGAACCAATTTGAATTGGAATGCAAACGAGCGTAGTCCGACTTGCTTAAACAATGCACGAGTGTTTGGGTTTGGGGCGACTTTGCTCCTTGCTCGAGAGACCTGTCCTGCCTTTTCAGAGAACGTGCCCACTATGCCGTTGACCAGCATTCCCTGAATACCTTTGTCGCCAAGTTGCTCCGAAGGAAGACTGAAAGAATCAGGTGCTTGACCATCTGCAACTGCAGCGCCAACTGCTCCGAGGGGAGGGGTCTCATAATCTACCTTATCAGCATACTGCACGCCTTGGGGCAAGTACAGGTTGATTTGCTGTGCACTAAATTTTGCGTTTGGTGCACCATCACTTCCTGGAGAATCGTCGTGATCGACCAAAGTAAAACGAATCTGCCCTTTGTACGACTCTCTGTCTTGAGGAAATGTATAGGTCGCCATTGTTGTGTCCCTAAATAAGTTTATCTTTCAATCTATTTATACACCATGAACAAGACTTATAAAGGCAAATACAAAGTCAAGAACCCAAAGAAGTATAAAGGGGACGTGAACAACGTTGTCTATAGAAGTAGTTGGGAACGTGATGTGATGGTATACCTTGACGATCACACTGGCGTTGCTGAGTGGAACAGTGAAGATTTTATAATAAGATACTTCTATGAAGTTGATAAGAAGAACCACAACTACCACATGGACTTCTGGATAAAGTTCACCAACGGAACTATCCTACTTGTCGAAGTCAAACCCAAACGTCAGACAGAACCACCCAAGTCCAAGAACCCTCGGTCAAAGAGGGGACTCACAGAAGCGTTCGCTTACATAAAGAACCGCAACAAGTGGGATGCAGCAGAGAAGGTTGCCAAGGATAATGGTTATGGTTTTGTTATCTGGACAGAAGTCGAGTTGACAGAAATGGGCATCCTCAAGAAAACTCCTGGCACCATCAAGAAACTAAAACCGATGGCACCTTACCGCAAGAAGAAGAAGAAACCTTAACCAGTTCCCCTGTTCCTACCACGCCTGTCCGTACGATCGCTCTTATCCATAGAAGTAGGCATTGCGCCACGGTGAGTGCTGTTCTGGATATTAGTTGTGGTTGTTGGTGCGTTGACCGCGACATTTCCACCAGAGTTGCCCTGAGCAAGTTGTGCGTTGCCATCATTCATCTTGTTTGTACCCGATGTCATTTGCTGCGATGCCTGTAGGTTATTGCCAGCGCCAGAAACAGATGCTTTGGGCACTGTTATCACATCCATCTCATTAGCAGCAGCGAACATAGACGCTCTCTCAAAGTCATCGAATGTTTGTACTTCGCCACTAACAGGATCTAATACTGTGAATACAGATCCTTCACTACCTGCTGGTGCTTTGAACGACCCTGCCACTGGCATACCAGTCACAGGGTCGCGTTTAATGGCAGAAGCGACAGTTCCCTTCTTCTCCTTCTTTCTGTTTGCTTGATAGTCTTCTTCTTCTTTTTGGAGTGCTTCAAATGCGGTCAATTGTTTTACATCACCTTCGACAAGTTCCTCGACACTAATACCCATCTCTGCTTTGATCAGTGCGAGTTCTTCGGGTGGGATTGATGCCAACTGAGCATCTCTTTTTTTCTTTGATGCTGCTGCATTCACCTTTGCTTGTGCTGCCTCGTCTGGTGTCATTTCAGGCGAGACGGTTTTTATTGCATCAAGTATTTTATCACCAGACGGTGGTTTCTTCTTTGACTTTGACATCTTCTTCAACTGGTCGACCACTTTCTGCATGTCTTTATCAGCGAGATCATCGTCATCGACGATTGCCTGTAGTTCTTCCAGGGTCGCGCCAACCAACTTTGACGCGTCAATCTTGCTATCCATGCCAATTATGAACGACTCATTGTAGAGTCCAGAGTCTTCTGCTGACTTGCGCGCTTCTCTTCCCTGCGTTTTATCGAGTTCTACTACCTTCGGTTTTTCAATTTCCTTTGCCTCAGGTAGATCGATGCCGAGAAGTGATGCTGCTGCGCGTCCAATGCCCACCACCCAATCGATGAATTTACTAATACCATCGACAAGCATTTCGACCCCCACCTTTGCAGCAAGGAACTTTGTCTTCAGGTGATCAACGATGAAGTCTGTGACTGGTTGCATTAGTTCTATAATGTCGCCTATGACGCCAAAGATAGTTCGGATTATATCAGAGAATACATCAAAGTAACTGAACGAGTCCAACACCTTACTGAGGATGTTATCTTCGCCAAGAACTGATTTCAACAAACCAGACAATGCGTCTTTGAGAAAATCTAACGGTTTGGTGATTACTGCCATCATACCTTGGAAGAATCCCTCTACACCCGCAAGGAGTTTCTCTCCGAGACTCCCTTCTTTGTCATTGAAATAATCGAACGCAGTCATTAGTCCGTTGACAACCGCAGCGATTGCAATACCGATCCCTATTATCAAAGGGACCATGGGAAGTATGGTAGTCGTCAGTATCGCAAATGCTCCACCCAGACTACCCATAATCGCAGAAATAGGAAAGATGCTATCGAGCAGATCTTCTATACCTTCCTCGCTAGCATCATCCTTTCCTTTGTTGAAAGCAGATATGAACTTACTACCTCCTTCATTGTCAGGGTCTTTTTTTCTCTTTGTCTTTTTGTCGGCAAGTGCTTCTGCGTCCAGTTCATCATCTGACAGGTCGAGCGCAGTAGCGATTTGATTTTGACTGGCAGATTCAATGCTGGCAGGTATCACGTCCAAGAAAGACAACAGGACTCCTTCAATGCGTAAGAGAGTCTCTGACATCAGATCCATCGCAGTGCCATTGACTTCTTTCAGACTCTCGAATACACCTTCGATTGACTCGAATTGAGCATCTTCAACATTGGTTGAGATCTCATTACTCTCGAATTGTGCGTCCATCAAAGCAGGAAGGTTGCTATTGAATAGAACCAACTCTTGTGATACACCTTCCAGGATACTGTCTGCCATTATCGTGTCGCCTTTCTCTGTTCTATTTTTTCGTTTTCTTCTTTTATATACTGAGTGAGTAGCGCAATGTAGATTGCCCTCTCCCACGGTAACATATTATCCAACTCCGTCAAACTATAATTATGGTGTTGCATCAAAGCGAAATTGGTCTTGTAATGGTTTACAAGGTTATCGTGGGACAGGGTTATCAGAAAAAATCAGATAACCCTTTCAGCACCACGCTGTTTTCTTTTCCGCACTTCTTACAATTGAATTTCAAATCGTGTTTCAATGCGGGCATATTTTCTAAAAAGTCTGTCATACCTTTCAATTGGTGCGCTGTCATATTACCAACAAAATCTTCCATTTCTTCTTTGGGTTGGTCTGATGCATCAATTCTTTCATCCTGAGTCAGAACAGCACCAACACAACCAGCAAGGACTTCCATTGCTGTTTCGCTCTTTGTCTCTTTGGTGCTGGCACCTTCTGTGATCATAGTCTCATATGTCGGATACTTCATCTCGACGGAGATCTCTGGTGTTATAGCAACCACATTCGTGCCTACAGGTGCGCTGACGTTAAGTGCTTCGAGGTCAACGACATACTCGTTTGGTTCACCGCATTCTGCAACGTTGCACGAAATAATAATGTCAGAGGTTTCACCAACCGACTTTGCGCGAATTTGAGTGAACATATATTCTATATCAAACGTGGCGAGTTTCTCTACCTCAATGTTTGCTTTCGGATCCAAGCAGGCACCTAGTGTGTCTGACATAGCAGACAAACACATCTGCATGTCCTTTGACTCAAATGCTTGTAACAGTAATTTCTCTTCCTTGACCAAGTATGGTCGGTATTTGACACGCTGTCCCGTTGATGGGATTGTCATATTAAAATTCAGCGTTTCGTTAATCTTGGGTAATGCCATTATATTAAACTCCAGTTCAATTATTTAACAAGGTAATTCGAGTATGTCAATGATACGGTCAACTCGATAGCAGCGGTCTGTGCTTGGTTATTTAGGTCTATCTCTGCCATAGATGTTGGGTATGCCTTTAACAACTCGGTGGAGTACACGACATCGCCCAATCTATCCAATTGTGTTACCGTGAGACTCTTGGAATAGTTGGAGTGGAACCCTGCTGTGTATGGTGGTTCAGGGGATACTATGCAATCCATCCACTCTTGGAAATATTTTCTAGCACTGTACGCATTGGTCAAATAGAAAGTCATGTTTATGTCACCGAGGGTGTAACCATTGGCGACTTTGATTTGTTCCATACCAATGTTCCGTTCAAGAACAGACAGATTCTTTCCAGGAATTCTTGCAGAGGTACAGAGATCTGTCAGTTCTCTTCTATTGCCGATGTCCTGCGCTTTTGAACCATCTGCCTTCAGCGTTCCAGAAAGGTTGGGTAGGTGAACACGGAAACGGTTGTTTGATGCCATGCCTCCTTGATCTTCGATTATACCGCGCAGAGCGTCTGTGCGAAATACTGTTGTCTGGTTGGGATACTTCATATCGGTTTCCTTGCCATTATCCTGCTCTCTTTATGTACTTTGCTCAAGGTTGCCTTCTTGAAGTGTGCTGTCGGGAGGTGCACTGCCACTTCCCATTCGTTGGCAGGAACGTTTGCAACCCTGCCAATTATGTTGCTGTACAGATACCTCTTGATGCAAGGTCTGTGTGCCTTCAGGAAAGACTTGCCCAACAAGTAATCGTAGTTGATCTTCAACCTCGTCTTGCTGTTGAAGTTGTCCACCTGTGATGTTGCTCGGTTTAGTAGGTTGTAGTACAACCGTTGCCGCAGGTCTATCGGGAGGTAGTGAAGGTTGAGTCCAAGGAACCCTCCCTTATACTGCTCCAACATGATGACCAATGGGAACCTGTCGTAGTATCTCAACTCCATTCTGTTCTTCGGTTTATAGATGAACATGTACATTCTACCGATGAAGTAATTTGCCGCAACTGGCAACTGCCTCTTCATCTTGTTTCGGTCAACATCTATATTGCTGATCTCGTCCATCTTATCAAAGAACCAATCTCGGGATGCCTTTGTGTTAGCATCCAGTCCTTCTGCTTCGAGTTGTTGCTTATATATTTCGAATTGGTTCTCATCCATACTGTTTATTTATATAGACTGGAGGACTGTTTTTGAGGAATAAAAAAAGCACCCCGCAGGGTGCTTCAAGGATCATGCATAAATCATTACAGATTAAGAGTAACAGTAGTGACCACAGCATTTTCTGCCCAGTCAAGTCCACCGATATCATCCTTGCTCAAGTCAGTTCCAACATATGCAACTTCTACATCTAACCTTTCTAGTAAAGTTACTGCACCAGATACTTCAAAGTTGAAATACTTGTCGTCGCCATTTTCAAATGTGGCAGTGTCCAAGAAAGTTTCACCTACTTGTGCGCCAACAGTTACGATACCAAATTGGTGACTATATCCAGCAAAGACATATGTTGCCTTACCGCTTTTAGCATAACCATCATCAGTCCAGTTAACACCTGCTTCAATGCCTTTCCAATCAGCAGCAGCGTAAACTTCACCGTAGTCGTTGTTGTCGTTGCTACCATCATTAGGATAGGTGTAGTAGATGTAACCTACATCAACCGCAACATCAGATACTGCGAATGTGTATCCAGCAGTGTAATCTAATTCAATAGTGGCGTCTTCATCGTCATTAAAGTCGATGGAAGAACCCCAAACGCCAGCGTGTGCACCAGATACATGGTTAAGGTTAATGGAACCTTGTAACGCTGCGTCGGTATTAGATTGACTAATTCCTCGAAAACGATAGTCGGATGTTAGTGCAACCGAACCGTCCAGTGAAAAATCACTAGCGGATGTGTTGCCTGTAAATATCGCAGCAGCAATTGCTCCGAAGATCATTGTTTTTGTCATATGTCTATTCCTGATAATAGTATAGTGGTTGTATGGAATCTATTCTCTTACGTCTATCATCCATAGAGTATACTTATAAGATATGGGTGATTATAAAAACGCAAATAAGACACCCCGAAGGGTGCTTATATAATTGAAAAGATCTAGATGTTAGTCAGCGTTTGCCAACTTCTGGAAGTATGAGAAAGCATCCTCATCACCACCGTCACCCGCTTCTTCAGCAGTGGCAGCAGCACTTACAGCAACCTCTGGTTCACGAGCAGTGGGGGCAGAAGGTGCCTCTTCAACTTTATCGATAGCAACGTCACCAGCAATTGTGCTTGGTGCCGTCTGACCCAACACTTCAAACAGTTTAGTCTGTAGTGCGTCGAAAGACTTGTAGTTTGCTGGATCGATATACTGGTTGATATCGTGCAGACCATTCATAGTGGTTTGCAGTTCAGTTTCGTTTCCACCGTGGAGTTCAGATGCTGCCTTGAACTCAGAACGATCGTAGTTGCGGTATCCCTCAACCTGACGGATCTTCAACTGGAAGTCAGCACCGTTCCAAAGATCGAAAGGATCGACAGGAGTTTCACCTGGAAACTGAGGTGACATCATGTCTTGGATCTTATCAAAGATCTTCTTACCGAACTGATACATGAAGACTTTGCCTTCGTTCTCAGGAGCAGAAGGGTCGGAGATGACCAGAATGTTTGTAACGTAGTGAAGTCGACGCTTCTGCTTACGAACAGTCTCGCGGTCTTCCTCGTTGCCAGAGTTCCACAGTTTGGTGTTGTACTCGCCAAGAGGGTCTTGGTTGCCGAGGGAAGTCAGTGACTTCTCGATGTACCACTTACCAGTTGGTCCTTTGAAACCGTGGTCCCAGTATCGTACCCAAGGCACTTCGTTTTCAGAAGGGAGGAATCGGATGACAGCATAACCATTCTGCGCTTTGTCTACAGTTGGTTTCCAGATGTCTGGGTTGTCTTTGCGATCGGTTTTATCACCGCCACCTGCTTCTTGTGCAGCAGAGACGAGTTTGTT